AACTTCGCGCACTAGACCATCTTGATTTGTGGAAGACTTATCAAGAACATTACTGCCACCACAAGCCATCGATTACCGTTAACTATAGGGATTCTGAATTCCTTGAAGTAGGTAACTGGCTATGGGAGAACTTTGATATCGCAACCGGTATCTCGTTCCTTCCCGGTGGGGACAGCCACACTTATGCTCAGGCTCCCTTCGAGCAGATTGATTCAGCAACCTATGCGACACATCCTAAGGTTAAAGTTAACTTTGGTAATCTGTCAAAATACGAGGCTGAAGACAAGACTGAATCAGCAAGAGAGTATGCTTGCAGCGCTGGCGGTTGCCAGATAGTGTGAATCAGATAAAAAACTCCTAGGGGTTTCCCTCCGCGAAGTTCGGAGGGTTTTTTATTTTATGGATAAATATCATAGAGGCTATGTTTACTATGATGATCGGTATTGACTACTCTATATCCTGCCCGTGTTTATGCCTTTATGATGAACGCAGGGAATTTAAATTTGATAACTGCTCTTTTTATTATTTGACAAATACTAAAAAATATGCAGATAAAATTGCTCCAAATATTACTGGAGAATCTTTTCAGGAATATGTGGCCGATGTAGATCGATTTGACACAATTTCTGATTGGGCATCAAATTTATGTGTAGGTGCGGCTGATATTGCAATTGAAGGATATGCCTTCAATGCCACCGGAAGAATTTTTAATCTTGCTGAGAACATGGGAATTCTTAAGCATAAGCTATATAAGCTCGCCATTCCGGTAACCATCGTAGAGCCATCCAAGGTAAAGAAACTCGCCACAGGCAAGGGAAACGCCGATAAACAGGCAATGTATGAAGCCTTCTCAAAAGAGACGAAGACCGATCTTTTATCGGTCTTCAATCAAAAAACTTTAAGCAATCCTGTAACTGACGTAATAGACAGTTATTATATTTTGAAGGCTTTATTAGCCACCAAAAATTAACGAACTATTCTTCCAGCATTCATATTAGCGCTGGCATCAAGTTTTGAATGGAATCTTTTTGGAACTTGACCATTTGATTTAATCTTATCGATTACCTCTTTAAATTGGCTACCAACAACTTTTTGAGGGGTAAGTGTAGAATCCATGGCCAAGGATTGTTTTTCTGATCCCCAGTCACGAATAACTTTTTTCTTCTTGCACTTTGGACAGGGTTTCTTTGTTGGAATATCACGATCATTCACAGATAAAGTATCATCAAATGAATGATCACATTTTTCACATCTAAAAGCGTAACTAGGCATTTTTGGTCCTTTTAAAAGCAATCATCATGGACTCTATAAAGAAACCATACTTGGGTTCCTTTGGCTTATTCCTAAGTTCCATCTTGGCTTCTTTAGGAGTCCTGTTACCTTTATATAGGTTACAATCTTTACAGGAAGTTGTCAGATTGGTCCATGTAGAGCCACCACCCTTACTGCGGGGAATAACGTGATCTACCGTAGCCGTTTTATCACACAGATCCATACCACAATATTGGCAACAATAAGAATCTCTATGAAAGATATTCTTTCTTGAAGGTGCAATCTTTTTTTGTGGTAGTTTGATGTAATACTTAAGAATTAAAATTTTTGGAATCTTAATAGTCTCTTTGACCAACTTCACTTCATGAAATTCTTCAGAGTCAAAATCAACATAAACCTTATTTTTAGCAATAAGTTTATACGCTTTTTTGACAGTGATAATATTGATGGGGGATTGGTCGAAGTTAAGCAGGAGAACCTGTTTCGACATATTCTTTAAGTATTTAGATAATTCTAAATATTTCATAGCCATGGATAACATCAATAATAGACTACATTACTGGAATGTCAAGCAGTTTCTTGGGAAAAAGCCAGAAATGGCCCCTCCACAAAAAAATACTTTACGTGATTCGATACAAAATATAGTTAATAAAAAATCAGAATATAAGCAATCCAACTTTGTAAATGACAGACAAATTGTAAACAAGATCGGCATGTTGTCCGATTTGATTGCTAATGAAGATAAGAAGTACAGAAACAATAATCCGGGGCAAGGAAAAAACAATCCTTCGAATCCATTCCATTTCAACAAACCCATCTAATTAATCGGATCCAATAATATGAGCAATCTTCCACACATTGTAGAAAACATTTTAGATCAAAGATATCAAGCCAAGTTATTATTGGAAAAAGAAGAACTTGTCACAGGTCCAGAACTCGGCACAACAGGTGAAGTTGCAAAAAGACCAAATGCCAGACCAACACAACCAGCAGAATTTAAGCATCCATTAAGATCACAGTTTATAGATGCTGTAAAAAAATATACAAAGCAAACAAAAGATAAATCCCAAACACCGTTTGATGAAAATTCAATCGTAGATGAAAATGGAAATTTAAAAGATATCGATCCTGATACAAAAAATGCTGCTTTAAAAGCTTTGTACATGACTCCGGGATTTGCAGATACTTTGAGTATAGATGAATATAAAAAATTGTCAGCAGAACAAAAACAAGAGGGATTAGAAGGATTATTGGTAGGAAATAGGGAAAAGTATTTTACAAGACCCCTTATAGTAACAAAAACAGGTGATGATAATTTTGCAAGTCTACCAGACGATATGTTGGATGATGAAAGTGACTTGACAAAAAATGCAAAGTTTGTAGCACCAGCACATATTTCTTATTCAAAATTAAACGATCAAAGTTTTTATGGTGTAAACCTACCACAAGTTGGAGTAAGAGTAGGCGAGATGTTATCACATCCAAGTGAAATTGGTGGGCAGATAGCATCTGGTATGGTACTTGGAAAATTATTTAAAGGTCTTGGTTGGTTAGGTAAGACAGCCCTCGGAGCAGCTGCAGAAGTATCAAGCCCAGTATTGACAAAAATGTTAGGAAAAGATGCAGCCGCATCTATTGCAAAAATTGCTGGTTCTGCTCCTGCAAGACAAATTGGATCTAAGATTGTTCCCGGAGCTTTAGCTGCTGGCGGTGCTTATATGGGAGCCAAAGGAATAGAGGCAGAAGCAGAACCAATTAAAACTGCCGATCAAAGTTATGTATTAGCAGCAACATCGGGAGCAAAAACTCTTGCAGATTTATTAGTAAAAACGGGTACAATTCCTCTTGGTTATGGAACAAGAGCATCAAGAGTAAGACCAAGAACTGAATGGGCTACAAAATCTACAACCATTCCTGCAGAATATGAAACAAGAGATATTATTGGTGATGTAGAAGAGCCAATATTTTCTTTACGCACAGGAGAACCAAAATTAAATATTCCAAGTAGAGGTACCCAAAAAATTGTTCGTGGTCTGGAACAAGGAAGACCTACAATAAGCACTGCAGAAGGATTGCCGTTACCTGCATCTGCAAAACCACTAGACATTCCACCTACGCCAGAAGCTCCGGGTACTGTTGGTCCACAAGGTAGATCCTTTATGGATTTCATTAAATCCATGGGCGAAAAAGGTGAAAGAAAATATAAAACAAGATCTAGAGGAGAAACACCAAAAGTTTCAATGTCTAGACCAATAAAGGATATAAATGAACTTTCTCCAGAAATGAGAGCAAAAGTTCAAAAATGGATAGAAGTCTGGAACGATCCTTATTCTGATAAATCTGAAATACCAGAAGCATTGCAAGCCGCTTTGCGTGCTCAAGCAGAAGATATAAAAATTCCTAGTGCTTCTTCAACTTCAAGAGCTCCAGTAAAAGTAAGTAGAGAAAAACAAATTGGCGCAGCGTTAACGTTCTTGGGAGGATTGCCTGCCGAAGCTGGAGTTCCAATTGAAACAGCTGCAACTACACAAAAACCAGTAATATCCACTACAGCAGCAGAAAAACCGCAACTGGTTCAAACAGGAACCAGAACAGTGAAAAAAGTAGTTGGCAAAGAAACAGTAAAAGTTTCTGATGAAAAAATAGTAAAAGAACTAGTTGCAAAAGATCCTATTAAGACTCCATTCAAAACAGGTGTTAGTAAAGCTGGACAAACTGTTGTACAAAGTGCAGCTGTATCTGCAAACACTCAACAACAAGCAGCAAAATCAGAATTTGTTGCTCCATCAAAAGTACAAGATGTTGAAAGAGTTCAAGATCAAAGTGCAATTGCACCAAATGAAGAAGATATTGTTTCAAAATCTGAAGAATCTACTAAAGGTGCAACAGAAGGAGGAAAGGGAACAAAGGGCGGTAAAGGAACAAGATTTAAAGGAAAAGATGTTCCTGTACCACCAGTCATTCCTCCAATTCCCGGTGGCGGTGGATCTGATAAATCTGCCGGGACAGAACCTGGAAGAGGCTCCACAGATGATATAGATCCAAGATTGGGTCAAGGATCATATGGTGGCGGCAAAGCAGTATATTATAGATTGGCATAATTAAAATTACGTGATATAATATAGGATATGTGTGTGAAAAAATTTAATCATTCAATTATACCATTAGATGTTGAACTTAAAGAAGTTCAAAAAGATGGAAAAAGATTTTATTCTACCCCAGATGGGGATTATCCCAGCGTAACAACTGTTGTTGGACATGAAAAACAACAGTTTTTTGCTGAATGGAGAAAAAAGAATCCAGAGGAAAGTGTACGTGTAACTTCCAGAGGTACAAAATTTCATAGTTTGATTGAGAAGTATATTAAAAATGAAGACATTGATCTTGATAATCAACACTCCAATATTAAATCATTGTTTTCATTGTTGAGACCAGAACTTGATAAAATTGATAACATTAAGGCAATAGAATGCCCGTTGTGGTCAAAGACATTGGGTCTTGCTGGAAGAACCGATTGCATTGCCGAATATGACGGAAAACTGTCTATAATAGATTTTAAAGCCAGTAGCAAAGAGAAACATAAAAATAGCATTGATAACTATTTTGCACAGGCTACTGCATATGCATTGATGTTTCAAGAAAGAACTGGAATAATTGTGGATAACTTTGCAATTTTGATTGCTTGTGAAGATGGTCTGAGACAAGTATTCCAAGACAAACCTATTAAGCATGTAAAACATCTTAAGCAATTGATAAAGAACTATAGGACTGAATATGGAATTTCATGAACAAAAATCTTTAAAAGATATAGTAAATTCAAGAGGAACTAAACTTTGGATTAAAATGAATGATAATTCAAAGGCAGAAAACCACCGAAAGGCATTTGTTGCAGCCCACGGTGGTTTTTTCACAAAAACACAATCTGGTTGGATATGGCACACTCCAGTAGAGGAAACCAATGGATATTGGCTAAAGAGAGTGGATACGGAAGAAAAGGTATTCTTTAGCAATATGAAAGAATTTGGTGAAAAGTATGACATCTTACCAGTAAAAATTTGTGAGCTTTTGAATGGAAAACGAAAGACATATAAAGGGTGGACTGCCGTAGAAATAAGGGATGTCAGGGAATCTTCTGGAAGAAATGAAAGAGTTCAAGAAGAAAAAAATAAGAAGATACAGATCACAAAGGGTGCAGTGTTCATTGATAAACAAACTGGACAAATTTTTAATGTGGCAAATATAAGCCAATTTGCAAAAGACAACAACATAGATTCAAATGCTCTTTACAAAGTTGCACGGGGAGCATTGAAATCGTACAAAAATTTAAAATTATATAACCCTCTTGAAAAATACGAGGGGTTATCGGATACATAAATATTTTAAATGAACGCTAAACCATTTACAGAACTATTAAATGAGGTCAGAAAGGCTTCTGAAGCCTTCGGACGCACAGGCACTGCAGAGGCAAAGGAAAGAGCAAAAGACAGCTCACCGGATGCTAGAGCCCGTGATGCGGCACGTAAACGCATTGAACGATCCAAAAAGATCCCACACGAAAGACAGTCTAAGGATCAGCTTATAAAAGAAGTAATAGCTGTAAAGACAAGAAACAATAAAGTTCAAATAATTTTTAAAGATTCTTTCAATAAAGAACTCCATACCAGAGTCGGTGACAAAGAATTGACAATGGCCGATGCAAATCAAATTTTGCAAGATCCAAAATTTGAACAAACCCGTGCATCTATGTTGTTGTTTGGAGATACAAAGAAGAAGCAAAAAAAAGAACAAGAGCCAAAAAGAGGTGAGAGAGAAGAAGGTGGTGGAGCAAAGAAGAGAGAACAGGCTCCAGAGGAAGAAGGCGAAGAGAAAAAAGCAAAACCACAAAAAGCAAGAAAAATGTCAAAAGAAGAAATGTTTGACATGATGTCTCAGATGAGCCCTGAGCAGATTGCTACTCTTCCACCAGAGATACGTCAAGAATATTTTAAAATGACAAGAAAGCCAATTCAGAACAGAGAATTTGACCACATCTCTGATTCTTATGAAGAGCTTTCAGTTAAGTTTGGTATAAATCCAAGCAGCAGCATCCCATTCAACCAACAAGTGTTGAATGCATTTATGTTCTTGGCCAAAATGAAGGCTGGCGCATCGGAACAAGAAATGCAGGCATATAACGCAATGTCTCCCGGAGCAATGGAATTCACACAATCAGCCTTTGCTCAAGCTAAAAAGTTATTGTCTCAAATAGGTGATGAATGCATTCAAAACTTGATGTCAAGCATTGAATCAAATCAAACAGCAATTGATTCTGCTGGTGCCACAGACATGCAATGTGGTAATTATAGATTCAAGATTTCTGCTGGTGGAGAAATAGCTCTATCAACAAGTACATTTGACCAATCTAACAAAACCTTCAGAGGTTATCTGGGACAATCTTTGTTTGCAGCCATGCAAAAAGAATTTGCAGAACCATCTTCTGAAAAAATGATGGAAGTTGTTCAAGAATTGTCAAGTGAGTTGGCACCGTTCTCAGAGAACTTAATTCCACAACAAGCACTTGAGGCAATTCTTTCAGATGAAAAATTGGTAAAGAAGTTGCAAAACACACCAATAAAAGATGATGCCGGAAACATAATAGGTTATGTCATCGATGAAGGTGGAAACCTAAATCCATTGGCAAGCCTTGAAAATTACCAAAAGACCGTAACTAAGTACAGTAAAAAAGCATTGAGTGGTGGAAGAGATTCAATATTCCAAAACACTTCAATTGGTTTGCTTAAAACTGTTTTGCGTGGTGACAATATAGTTGATCCTTTATTTGCACCAAACCATGTAGTTACCGCAAACGGCGTATTCCCCTTGACAGACGATTACATCAATGAGATTTCTAAGACTTCAGATTTGGAATACAAACCAGCAAAAGAATTGATTTCATCTTCAAACATTGAAAAGTACAAACCAGCTGCAGTTTCAATGTTAAAAAATTACAGAGCTGTAATTGAACAAGTAGAAGAACAAGAAGAAGCCAAAGAAGAAAAACCAAAACAAAAATCAAAGAAAGATAGTCTTTTTGTCCCAAAAGAACAATTGAATCCAATAAACATACTTGTTTCTGATCTAATCGACAATTATGACTTCACATTCAATTCAAGTTTGTTGCCCGGATTCAGCCCTAAGGACTTGAACACAGTAGAATACAATTATGTTCGTATAGGAAAGAAGACCGTAAAGATTCCTGTAGTAAATGATGAGAACCCAACAGTAAGTCAGATGATGGGTGAATCTCATGTGATTGTAAATGATGTATTGATTGAAAGCATGACAAACAACTTTGTATTGAAAAACCTACTGGATGTTGGTTTGATCAATGAAGTTGAAGCAGATGTTTTAAGTAATGGTGTCGTATCATTGTTAGAATCCACAGAATCTACTGAAATTAATCTACAACAGATATATGACAATGTGATGGAAAGAGTCTTTGAATATCCCGGCGATCTTCTATTGTTCTTGGAAAACACTTATGGAATTCTTTCAGAAGAATCAAAACGTGATTACAAGAAAGAGTATAGAAATTATCACGGAAAAGCAAAGCAAAGAAAAGAAAGAGCAGCAAGAACCAAGGCCAGAGAATTGATGAAGAAGAAGGGATTGGTTCGTAAGGGAGATGGTGTTGATATAGACCATAAGAAACCATTGAGATCCGGTGGTTCAAATGGTATAAATAATTTACGTCGTCGTAAAAAGTCTGAAAACAGATCAGACAATGGTCACAAAAAAGGCGAGAAGCAAAGTAAGGATTGGAAATGAATTTTAACACAAAAATTCTTCTAGAAAAGGTATTTGAAAAGTCTGGACTAGGAAAATGGTTCAACAAGGAATCTGCTGGTGGTGGTCCCGGTTGGGATCGCTATAACACAAAAGGCGAACGCACAGGTAAGTGTGGAGACGCTGATGAGGGCGATCCTTATTCTGCTTGTTTGAGTAAACAAAAAGCACAAAAATTAGGAAAAGATGGTATTGCATCTTTTGTTAGAAGAAAAAGAAAAGCCCAGAAGAAAGCTGGAAGAGGCAAAAAGGGAACATCTTCAAAGAAGGGCAAGAAGCCAGTTTATGTAAAAACTGGAGTAACTGACTTAAAAGAAACATTTGATATGTTCTTAATCGAAGGTACCGGAAATGTTTTGAACATTTCTTTCCCAACAATAGAAGCAAAAGATCTACTTCCATTTGATATTGTTGTAAATGAAAGTGGAGAATTTTTAAATGTTGATTCTGTTGAATTGGTAGAAGAAAACATAGTTGTTTCATTTTCGGACCAGAATGATAATGAAATAACTGAATCTTTCTTGCCAGAAACAACAATGGGATTTGTTGACAATTCAGAGGGACAAGAATCCAATGAATATGGTGACATGTTGGAAATTTATGAAGATGACAAGAAAAAGGTAAAACTCAATAAGATAATGCGTGGTGATGTAAAGAAATACAAAGTTTATGTAAAGAACGACAAAGGAAATGTCGTAAAAGTAAACTTTGGCGATCCAAATATGGAAATCAAAAGAGATGATCCCGCTCGTCGCCGCAATTTCCGTGCAAGACATAACTGTGACAGCCCCGGCCCAAGATGGAAAGCCAGATACTGGGCATGCAAAACTTGGAGCAGACAATCAGTTTCTTCTATGTTAAAAGAAGATACTGAATTGACAGAAGAAAGAAAAAATAAACCAAAGAATTCAAAAAAATGGAGTTCTTGCATTGCCCAAGCCAAGGCAAAATTTGATGTGTATCCAAGTGCTTATGCAAATGCATGGGCTGCTAAATGCTACAAGGGTAAAGGCGGCAAGTGGAAAAAGGTAAATGAGGATATAGCACTCAAAGTCCAGAACGATATCAATTCAAAAATTTACAATCCAAATCTTTGGGGTCATATAAAAGATTCTAAATAAAAGGAAGACCATGAAATTTAAAACACTATTATCAAAAATTGAATCTTTGAATGAAAATTCAGGGGAACACACCGAAGGTGGTGGTTTGTACATCGGAGATCCACAAGGTCGCCTAGGCCCATCTGCATTGACAGATAAGGGAACCTTTAATATCAAACTACCACACTCAATCGATGCAATCAACGCAATGTTGGGTGCATTCTCTGCAAAGGATTATATTGATCCAACGGGTGTATTAGCAGTAGTAAAGCAAAAATTAAATCACTTTGGATTTGATTTTGACGCAAAGGCTGCAATGGCTGCAGAGAATGAAGACGGCGCAATAAACATTCCATTGGTTCAATATGGAAGCACCCAATTAGGTGTATATGGACAAAATCCATATGAAGATGTAAACAAAAAGGGATTCAGCCAAGGCGATGGAATAAAAGAAAAAATTGGTCATGGATTAGATCTTGTTGTAAACATTCAAAAGAATCCAAATGGATTGAAAAAGGTTAATATAGTAATTGCTCCATCTTCAGGACCATCTCCTGTAGATGGAAATGAGGGTGAGTCTGATTGTGGCTGTATGCACTGATTCATCAATGAACAAATTAATACCCCTGACAGAAGATAATTTTTTAGCATTCTGTCAGGGTTGTTATTTTAACCCAGAGTGTTCTGGAAAAAATGAATTTGTAGATGATGTAAAAAGAATAAAATACGTAAAGAGACTTCTTCAAAAAATACACAAGCACAAAACTCTTAAATCAATAAGAGAACGCTTGATTATAAATCATATAATAATTTTAAGAAATGTATTTGGAGAAGTAAACTGTGCTAGAATATTGTTCTTTAAACTTGAACCAAGATTGTATTCATACCTAAAATCTTTCTTGGTGTTTTTAAATTTTAATATTGATAAAATTCCAGAGGTTCTTTATTCTTCTTTGAATACGGATCCAAGAGTAGACAGAAAACTCCTGCAAGCAGATTCATAAATATTTTTATGGGCGCACATAATTTAATTTCTTCTTTCTACATCAATAATTTTGCAAGAGACGTTAGCGGTTCATACACAAGTCTTGAATCATATAGACGCGGTTTGATTGATGCACAAGGAAATTTTTTAAAACCTGAAAGCGAAGTCGATTCATACGAATATTTTGTCATAAAGTTGAAAAAAATATTTGATCAACTTCCACCGGGAATAACAAAATCAAGTTTACAATCTTATCTTACCACATTCCAAATGTTTTCGGAAGAGATGTCTTGGTATGGTATCGATAAAGATGAAATAACAATGTTCCTAGAAGGAATGATAGCCGTTAAAACTGACGGTCAGGCAAGTTACATAGAACTATTGGAAGACATGAGCACAGGGGGCGGTGCTGGATCTATAGGTGTTCCCGGGGATGCTCCCGGAGCAAACCAAGGAAATGTGTCTGGTTATGATCCTGTAATGGGAACAGTTCAAAGAAGAAAATCAGTTCTTGGTTTTGAAAACTGTGAAATGTTTGATGTTTGCCCCGAAGAATATATGACATTTAAATTAGCAAAGGCTTGGAGGAATGTTCCTTCAAGCCCTACTAAGAATTACTTGCAAAGATTTCAGAGAAGAAATCCTACTGGAAAAATTGCAATTAAAAATTCAAAAACAAATGATGTGCACTGGATAGATTACCAGTAATTACTTATTGTCCTTTGGGGGCAATTTTGTAACAAACGGATTCATGCTGTTTAAAATCTTATCAAGAGTCTTTACATATGCGTATTGCTCTGTGATGTTTAGATACCCACGAATCTCTAATAGCCTTTGATAATCATCGGGCATGATTACTGTTCTTGTTACTTTCATATCGGGATTATTGCGTGGTCTGCGTGATTGTCTATGTGGCTTCTTCATATTATCAAAGTTGCCAAACATCTTCATAATGTCATCATATGACATATAATTAGATGCATTGTCTTTTTGCATTTTATTCCAATCATCCCACATATTCTTAAATTTATCATTAAATGGTCCCATATAGAAGAATCCATCTTCTGGTTGTTCTGGACCAAAATTTTCATAATCATCGTTATTTGAATTATTGTCTCTCATTATTATCCTTTTGGTTGATGTCGAAGAACTGCTCGTACAGTACCTTGCCACGATTGTCTGTGACGGATAGGTATCTGATATGGCGCTCTACTGCGTCAGTGATGCTCAGTGCATCGTTTGGACCAAACGAGATGTGCTTGATCCAAGCAGGATTGCCACCGATGGAGATGCGAACCTCGTGACCATCTGCATTAGTTCCAAAGAAATCAAATGAAAAATTATCACCAGTAAAGTAAGTGAAGAAGCAATCGACATCATCGTACTTCTTACGGACCTGATCTAAGGTCAATGTATTTGACTTAACCATTTGGTAGTCTCTTTAGCTTGACAGATAGAGGAAGTTGGCCAATCTCGTCAAGCTTACGAAGAGTTCCAACCTTGGCATTCATGAGTTCCCGTGCACGGACACGCTTCTTGCGCTCATGACGACGCTTGTTCTTACGACTTAGAATACGCTGTTTTGAATTCGGCATAAAAATATACACTCCTTATTATTTATTCGTCAATTAGATTAAGTCTGGATTCAATATCATCAAGGCGATCATTGATCTCAACGATATTATCGTTTTGCTGGGCCTTGATTTGTTCTTCAAGGCTTCTTATAATTTTGTTTTGAAGCTCCAGTGCATCTGAATAATACTTCAGATTAGACTCCATGGTCTTGATTTTTTGCCACAAACCATTAATCTGTTCAGTGACTTTATGGCTCATGCTCTCTTCAAAGGTATAATTGTAACTCTTATTCATAGTTTTATGTTCCCAATTAATATCGGACATATCAAGTTTGACGGGTTTAGTTTTATAAGCTGCTTTCTTAATTTCTTCTTTTATAACAGCATCTATTTCAAGATCAATATCGGCTAGAAGATCTTCTTCAAGAATTGGATCAGCTTGATTTTTATCCATGGACATAGTATACACTGTAATCAGCAGTTGTCAAATAACAACACCCCTTTCGGGGTGCGGGTCGATTCAGATGCGGGAGACCAAACCCCACTGCTTCAAGCAGCCATTGCCATAGGTGCGGCAATCAATTTTTGCAACTGTTTATTTACGACACTTGTTACCCGTGTCGGGTATCTCCTTCTTCAATACTCTGCGCCAATCGAAGCCAGTTCAGCCCCTAGATCCCGAAGCCTAGGACTTCGGGGATTGCCCCCTGCAAGAGGACTTGACTCGCCATCTCTAATAGATTTGCAGAATCT